CCTTTGGCATAGCCCAGAGCCTTTCGAATTTCCATGGCGCCTCTGACGTGTTGAGCATTATAGCCACCGCGTTCCCATTCTGCTGAGAACTTGTTAGCTAAACTTGCAACACTGCCGCTTCCCTCCAATATAGAACGAAGAATTGCACTGTCAGAGCCTTCACCCTTAACCGCAAAGCTCAACTGTGTCCCGGCATTTTTCCAACTAGTACCATGCCGTCTAGCATAAGCGATTAAGTTAGCCTTACGACCACCTAACCACTGACCCAAACCGGAAGCACCACCGCCGGGGTTAACTGCACCAGGGTTTAAACCGCCTGATTCGAAATTCCAGTTACCAAGAATGGCAGCTATACCGTTCTTAGTAGCATTCGGGTCAAGCTTTCTTAAACCAGCAGCTAGTGCCTTAGCTCTCTGAGCTAGATCACCGCCAATGCTGAAAGAACCAAGTGAACCTAGATCATCACTGAGGTTTTTCTTGATCCAGCTAATTGCATGATGACCTAATTCTTGCTTAGCAAGTGAAATTAAGCGCTTATCCGCGACTGCTTGCTTCTTCGATTGAGAAGCATTGTGCAAGCCACGAACACGATAGTAGCCATATCCCATGCCTTTATCGTCAGCAATCGAAGTGACGCGAGCATGGGGTGGTGTCTCGTTGAACATGGTTCCGGTGTGAGGATTTTTGATGATACCAACGTGTCCCGCGGCACCTGTGCCGTGACCGAAAATAACCAAGTCACCTGGAATTGTCTTAGATAAAGATTTACCCAGGTATTGCACGCCAGAACTGCTTTGCATTGCCACGGTTGTACGACCAATGTTAATGCCAAAGTGTTCAAGGGCTTGTGAAACCATACCGGAACAGTCAGAAAGTTTCTTTGATGCCGCACCCATTTGATACGGAACACCTGAAAAAGTTCTTTCAGCGTATTTCAGGAATGCTTCACGAGTACCACCCTTACCATTAGCGCCGCCAATAGCATCATTGATGACCGTCCACATGGCGTTAGACCAAGGATTACCGAAGTGTTGAGATGAATTTTGCGCAAGTCCGATAGAACCACGCTTTAAATTCGATCCACTCGGTTTGAGCTTGTCTAAGTACATTTCTTTGAAGCTTTGTGCTGGATTGGCTCCCGCCTTCTCAGCAAGCTTTCTCAATGCGCTATGACTTAGCCCCGACCCTTTGGCAAAATGCTTTACGCCGGCTGATTTTGCCACCTGCTGTGTCTGTGTCCCGTTGAGGACACCCCAGCCCTTTGGTAGCATCATGGTGACATTGTTGCCACGTGGCAAGAACAATTCATTCTTGTCACTAACTAAGGCTTCTTGTCTTGGTCCTGTTTGTGCATCGTTGACCATAGCAAGGGTGTTTTCGGTTAAACGCCCGTTTGCGTCAGTACCAGTAGCAAACTTAACTGGCTTGATAACTGAGGTATTACCGCCGAATTGTCCAAGGACCTTGTCAATTCCAGTAATACCCTTGTTGATCTCGCCAATTGAGTCACTCATTGCATCCCGTGCGTAGCCCTTGGTCTTGTCTAATGCCTTGCCAAAGCCTTTGGCAGTGGACTCGCTAAGACTGATAACACCGTCATGGGTCTTATCCATCTGCTTGACAATGCCTTTGTGCATGTCTGAGTAGTCAGAGATAGCCCGTTTTCGGGTCTTAGAGCTGTCTTTACCCGTTTGACGTGTAATCTTATTCCAAGTGCTTGAGCTCTTCTTAGAAAGGCTATTAAGTGACTTGGATGACTTGTCCGCAATTTGCTTATAGTCATTGGTTACCTTTTTTGAGGTTTTACCAAGTTTATCAGTTCCGCTTGCGTAGCCTTTGAGCGTTAGCCCATTGCCTAAACCGCCGTTTAATACCTTTGCGGTATCGCGTGCGTTCAGGATATGCTCGCCAGCGTGAACCTTTGTAAATTGTGGACCATTGGCACCAAGCAGACGAACGTGGTTAGCATAAGGCTCGTAAGCTAATTCGGGACCAGCTTCACCAACAAGCGCACCGTGCGTGGTATGCATAGTACCGCCGTTAGCGTGTGCCTTGCCTGTCAGCTTACCTTTAACCCAGTTAATGCCCTTGCCAACTGCACCAAATGCCGCCTTAACAGGCTTAGGTGTGTGGTCACTGACCCATTTACTTAGACCTTCAAAAGGCTTTTTAAATAGGTCAACGGCATTTTTACCAAGATTGCCAAACCAGGTTTTAATGCCTTTCCAACCAGATTGAACGTCCTTGTTAATTCCACCAGCCCAGCTTTGCATGCCAGACCATTTAGACTTGAAGAACTTACTTGACCTGTGACTTAGATTTCCTGACCATGAGGTAAAGCCATGCCAACCGCTCTGTACGTTCTTATTGACTGCGCCAGACCATTTTTCCATGCCGGACCATTTGCCTTTGAACCAATCATTAGACTTTTTGCCTAATTTTTGGGCCCAAGCTGGAAAACCTTGCATCCCTTTTTGAGCGCCTTTTTTGACGCTTATGCCGATAGATTTACCATCACGAAGGGCTTTTCTTTGTGCCTTAGTTAGCTCTGCGGCTTGAACTTTATTACCAGAGAATAGGCTAGCTATCCATTTTTCACCTGGTGTACTTTGGTAGGCTCTCCCAGCATTAGGTTTGCTTCTAAACCAGTTTCCGATTGCGGTTCTGAACCCTTTACCAATATCACCATGATCTTTAAATTTTGGTTTCCCCATCGGTTTGAAGAAGAAATCATTAAACCATCCTTTTTGCGAACTTGCATTAGCAAATTTTATAGATCGTTTTAAATAATCAAGATCATTTAAGTGAGAAATAAATTGATAACCGCCAGATAATGCACCAGTTACAAAATCTACTGGATTCTTAGCTTGTAAGAACTGTGTAACATCTAGTCTGTGACCAGTATTTAGTTCCTTTTCACTATAGTTTCGTTGATCCTTAAAATATTTTTGCTTTCCTTTGCCAATGGTATAGTAATAACCATTTTCAGTATATTGGACAATATGCTTTTTACCATGTGCAATTGGTTTAGGATTTTTTAAGTTAAATCTAGTGTTTGGATTAAATGCTTTATTAAAACTTTTAGCGGCTGCTGGTCCCATAGCTTGACCAAGCTGAGAGCCGATTGCTGCTCCTGTTTTTCCACCAAGAGCGGCACCAATACCAGTACCAATTAAGTTGCCAGCACCTGCACCAACGTCAGCTATCCTGTCTTGGGTACTTTTAGCAGTTGCAGCTTTATAAAAGTCAGTGCCAATTTGTGCAGCACTAAACGCTACGGTCGCTCCAAAAACTAATCTGTTACCAGTCAAATACTTAGAAAGCCCGGATTTAACACCAGCAGATCTGCTAGTAACATTTTCTAAGTCCTTAATCTTAGGAGTGATGCCAGTCAATCGCTTGTATTGTTCATACAATCCGCCCACAAATGATACAGCCTTTGCGGCTTTGACGGTGGCATATCCTGCTAAAAATCCACCACCGACAAACTTCATCATCGTTTCATGCTGTGTAGCAAATCGAATCAGGCTTACAAGACCGTTTGCAAAATCGCCAACGACTTTACCGACATTTTTCTGGAATTTCTCACCATCTTTTGACAGCAAGAACTTAGCAAGTGAATTACTTGCTTCATTGATTGCCGGCAAAACGGCGTTACCAAGTGTCATCTTGAAGGCATTCATAGCCTGACGGGCACTGTTTGCACTACCTTGTGCGGTTCCCATGTTTTTAGCTGCCAACTCAGAAACGTACTTTCCAGTTTTACCGGCTTTTTCCGTTCTCCTAGTTAAATCTTCAACTTCTTTTGAAGATTTCGCTAAAATCATGGCACCGTTCATGCCAGTTGTTCCAAAAATTGACTTAAAGAATCCGTTCTGGTCGGAACCGCCCTTGCTGTGCTCTTCAATGTGTTTGTAGAGTACAGCCATATCTTGCGATAAGCCTTTAAGGTTACCGTGTGCGTCCACCATTTCGGACTTTTTGATACCAAGTTTGTCGAAAATGGAATTCTTTTTTCCAATCTTGTTAACTTGATCAGTTAACCCGTTAATTGTTGCACGTAAAGCAGTACCAGCCTTGTCGGATTCCAAACCGTTATTAGATAGAACACCTAGCGCTGACGCTGTTTCTGCTAAGCGAATGTTATTAGAGTGTGCCGCCGTACCAACGTACGACATAGCAACGCCTAGATCACTAAAACCAGTAGAAGTTGCATCAGCTGAGTAAGCCAGCTCATTAACAACATTCTTAGTATTTTTTAGCATCGTTGCGGTGTCATCCGCACGCATTCCAAAAGCATCAAGTACTTGTGATGAAACCGTAGTAACATCGCTGAACTTATCACCAGATGCCACACTAGCTTGCAATTCAGTTTGTAGGGCTCCGACAGCTTGCTTTGTGGTATAACCACGCTTTACAAGGTCTTCATACCCTGCGGCGATTTCTTGCTGTGACTTACCATATTTAATGGACATGTCACGCCCTTGGCGTTGCATCTCCATAACTGACTTGGTTACTTCTTTTTGCTTTTCGCCACCGAGAACTGCCAAGTTGTTAATTTCGCGGTATCTCTGTTGAATTGCCGCTGATTGCTTTGCGCCAGAAAAGGCAGCCGCACCAACGGCACCAATTCCAGCCGCCGCAACCGTTGCACCACCTCGAATGCTGTCCCACGCACTGTGGAGCTTGTTTTTCATCGTGCTGGTGGCTTTGGTAACATCATTGGCACCCTTTACCCAGCGGTTAAACCCAGTTGGATGGATTCGTTCCATCTCAGATTGAGCGGACTTAATCCCAGCCTTGAACTTATTTATCTCAGCTGTGGTTTGATTGAGCTTTATTTGCTGATTTCTATAAGCATCACTAGCCTTGTCAGTAGAACTAGTGGTGCGGTTTAAGGCACTTTGTAAACGGCTCTGCTCGGCGCTTAATTTGCCGATTGCGCCCTGATATGCCTTAACCTTTTGTTGATTAGCCTCGTAAGTTTTGCCCTCAGATTCCAGACGTTTAACATATGACGCGGTTACCGTGTCAATGTGGTTTATTTCCCTTGGGAAATTAGCAGACATGTGCAAGTCGTTTGCACGTCTCTGCAATTCCCCGAACGCTGAGTTTAAAGCCTGTGTAGCCTTTTTAGCCTCATTCACTTGCGCAAAATTAGCTTTTAAGGACAGCGACATGCCTTCATGTGCATCAGCCATTTATTAACGCCCTTTCTTTTTGGCAAAATAAAAAGCCATCAGTTTATTCTCTGATTGACTTCACCTCACTATTTCTTTCCATCGCCCCAGACACCTAGCCCAGTGGCACTTGCTTGCATGTTAAAGCGTTGTTTTTCTTCTCTTCGCACGATCTCCCAGTACATATTTAACTGGTTTCTGTTCGCTTTCATGGTTAAATCCAGCGGAATACCGTGCATAGCCAACCTAATTGGGTCTTCCCAACGGTCAGCCGCTTCTTTTAAGTATTCTTTATTCCAGGTTGCCGTCGATTCCGTCGTTAAGAAAGGAAAGCACTTCTTTTGCAACTTCGCCGTAGCCCTTGTGACTATCCCAGAAAGCAACACTCTTGATGTGAGGACTTACAAATACATCACTTTCTACAGCACCTTGCATTAAGTCAGAAAATCTAATTGAGCCGTTTGGATTTGTTGCGTCATCTTCAATTTGTGAAGCAATGCCGATACCAGGATATTGAATAGTCAAAGTGTATTCATACTTAGTGCCGGCATTGATAGTAATGTCCTTAGTAACACCACGTTGGTTAGGAATTTCACTAGTTTGTAATTGCTTGTTTCTTGCGGCAATTTGGTCAGCCATGCTCATTTGAGGAGCTTGGTTTTGTGAATCAGCAACAGCAGTGTTATCAGTTTGAGTGTTTTCTACTTGTGTGTTTTGGTTTTCAGTGTTGTCCATTAGTTAATACCTCGCTTAATTATTAAGAACAGAATTTTCTACAACGTTTAATGCGTTAATAGTCCAGGTGCGTTCGCCGGCTTCATTAGCCGCACCACCATCTGGCTTCTTTTTGATGTAGCAATGAATAGCTACGTAGTGACGGGATGCATCACATGCATCAACAGTAAAGCCGCCCTTTCTGCGTTCATTTGCTAACGCGTCGAGGACGTCATTAAATGGTGACATTTGATTAAGTGTTACAACGAATGTGGCGCCTGTTTTGTTGTTGATGCTTGATACACCTGTACCTTGTGGATCTTGTTGTACATTTTCCAAATCGTTATCATATGAGAAAGTGAATAGAGTACTTGCACCATACCCGTAGGCAGTTTTACCGTCTGCGGTGAAATAAGTGTCATTAGCGTCGTAAGTACCCATAAGACCAGTTTTAATGTTGTTATGAGCTACCATTTAAATCTCCTTTCGTTAAGCGGCTTTCGTAATTGTGTCTGAATCAACTTCACCATTGACCGTAAGCGTATGGATTGCGCCGGCAGCATGGTAAGTAAAGCCAAGACCGCCATAGTGACGGTTAGACAAATCAACTTGGGATTGGGCACTGCGTGGCGAAGCTGTAACAGAATAATCTCCCTTGCCAGTGGCTTCGTTTTGCTGAATGATTCCGTGTTGATATGCTTGTTCCAGCACTTGAGTTACAACGCCTGAAAGCTGAGTAATACCAGTCTGGTCATATGGAACTTTTCCGTTGTCTTGTAAAAACTTTTCAAGCTTGCCTTGCATTGTGGCACGTACCCAAATAATTCCATGGATAGTATCGATATATTCACCAGACATGGTTTTGCCTTCGCTAGTTTGGCCTTGACTATTCACTAATTCGTAAGCCATGACATTTAAGTTATTGAGACCAGAAACTTCGGTAGAAGTTAAAATTTCTGGTGTAATACCTACTAATTGCTTAAATTTCCAAGTAACTGATCCAACAGTCAGAGTTGCGATTGCACCAATCAGTGCTGCATCCATAGCTTCTGAAAGATCATGCTTAACACCAATTGTGTAATTGTGCCCTTGAACCAAAGGGAAATTGTTAATTTCGCTAGATTGGAGCACTAAAAAGTGATCTTTATTAGCTTCAAAAATATTAGATAAACTCTGAGCATCAGCGTCAATTTTGCTGGTTGCTTGAATAGCAAAAGTCCAATTAAAGTACCAAAATGCTTTAAGAGAGTCAGAAGCCTTGGTAGGGTCGTAGTCTAAAATAGCGACACGGTCTGAATGATTTTTTTGTGCAAAATAGGTTTTTACTTTGCTCATAATGTTGTTATTTGAGCTGTAATCGATTGATACAGCATCTTCGTCTCTATATTCGCGATAAACGGCGCTTGTTGCTGAATCAACTTTGCGTAATAAAATACCTTTTACTATGTCGTCTCCGTCTACACCGTCTTTAACATCTTTATCCGCACCTGCTGTAACAGGATTAAGAATTAAAATGTTTCCTAACCCCAAGACAGGACGCGGACGAATAAGAGTCATAATTACATCGACGTCTGAAACTCGGTCATAAGGTTGGGATACCGTGCCTGTCGCTTTTGTATCTGCCATTAGTTTTCCTCCTTATTTTTGTCTGCAAAAATAGCATCCTTGGCATTAGTTCCAAGAACACTTTCATCTGCCTTAACTGTTTCGATCGTTTGATCTTGAAACGTAAAGTTAAGGTCTTTTCTTTCAAATAAAAAGCCACCAGTGACATAGAAAGTGCAATCAAAACCATAATCGTTGTCGTAGTTGATTCCTTGCAACGTGGTTCGATTAGAAGCATTTCCTACGGTCTGGGGCACAATGTATGCTTGTTTGAAAAAGCGGCGGTATGGCACTTCATGGAGTGCTTCATACAATCGTTGTGATAAATTCATAGCCTCTATATCAGAAGCTGCGTGTGCATCAATTTGCATCGTGCAGGTGAATTGTCTATGTTGTCCTAGCCAATCGCCAGTCGTTTCTTCACCTGGATCAATCCAGCGAAACGTGAAAAACGGATAATCTTCCATCTCATCGAGATTACTGTCTTTGACCAGTTCGCAATTGGCAACTTGATGTACAAGCTCAGTAAGGATGCACTGCACTAGAAAGTGGTCGTGCGCTTTCCAATTTTCTTGAAGTTTATCGACCATATGGGTGCTTAGCATCCCCTTTCAATACATAGATGACGATGTCAGAATAGCCTTGCCAGTTTGAGGAATCGACAACTCTGTACTTCTGACCCGGTTGAGAGGGCACTTCTACGATCGAATTCTTTGGGTAGAGCTTAGTGCTTATCCAAAGAAGTTCTCCCTGCTCCATCTCACCGCCCGATAAAAATTGAGCCATGAAAGCATCTTGTGGATTAAAAGGCACAACAGGCTCATGACGGGCTTCTGGTTGTGCCGTGGGTGTTTCATCATCTTCAATTTTTTCACCGCCCACGTAGTGAAAGTGAGCCTTTTTTGCTGGGCTGTCATATGGGTAAACGGTTAAGTCAACCCCGAAACTGTCCAGCATATCCGCAAACGGAATATAGAAACTCATAGCGTGCCCCCTGTCATTGGCAAAATTTTCCAAGTAATGCGCTTTTGAAGCTGTCCAGTGTCAACTAATGGGTTATTAGCTCCACGCTTGTTGTCAATGGTCAGCGGTGCATTACCTGGCTTTGTCCAACGTCTCATTACCTCTCTCATATCACTCACGCCCATGCGTCCTAGTTTTTCAAGCAGGGCTTTACCAGTTTTGCCATCATACATAATTTCTTCAATACCTGCCTTGATGTATCGGCGGTATTTTTGACGGTAATCTATGCCGGTTTTCCTGATAAAGGCACGGGCTGGAATGTCTACTTTTTGCATCAGATAGAAATACGTAACCAATTTGCCGTCTTGATTGACAGCCGCAATGTGCTTTCCCTTAGGGATGAACAACTGATACTTATTTCTAACGTCCTTTGCAGTAACATTTTTTCCGAATTCTTTAATAGCCTGCCTTGACGGAATCCATAAAAAGCCACTGGCGTTTTTAGGACGGATATGCGCCCCATACTCGTTGGCTCTCACGACTGTTAAAAGCAAGCTATTTTCATCGCTGAAAAAGCCAATTACTACCTGATGATGGTTTAAATAGTCCATTTCTTTTGTGATATGATCTAGCCTATTTTCGATTTCTTCAAAACTGTCAGCCATTAGTGTTGCACCAATCCATATCTTGTAATGCTCCCGTTGCCGTAAAGGTTATACAGCCATAAATATAGCTGCCCCCACGGTGAGCGCTGGAACAGCTTTAATTTGCTAACGTCGGCATATGTACGCTTCAAAACAGAAACCTGTTCACTGGTGACATTAGCGCCACCAGTACCCATTGCCTTATTCATCGTAATTAAGTGCAATGCAAGATACTCCGTTGCCATATCACGAGCTTTTACAACCTCACCAGCGTTGTTTGTTGCTGTCACTGGGAAACCATCAGCCATTGAAATTTCACGGGCGTTGATTAGCAAGCCATTTAGTGCATCATCTGACATGCTAGAAGTTAAATCTGGACTCAATTGTTTAATGCTAGATAGCATTTGCGTTAAATCGTCCATGATTTACCTCCTATTTTGATTTATTAGGGTCGTTAATTCCGTGCAATTGTACAAATGCATGTGGATAGCGCATAGCTAAACCACCGATTTTTTCAACATAAGGAATGCGAGTAGACATGTTATGTGTTTCTTGTGGCATTTGTGTTCGTTCCATTGCCAAAGGAATTTGAGCAATTTCAGGAGTGCGCAAGCAAATATAACCCATATCAGTGTTCTTATCAGCAGTAGATGCATTCTTGTGGTGCCAGTATTGACCTTCTAATTCTGGAACCGCAATAATTTGATCAAACCAAGGTTGAATCATTGATAGAACAGTGATTTGAGGATTGTATTCGTTGAATGGGCGGTTAAGTTCTTCAATTCTAGCTTGTGGAAGCATTAAAGTTGGTCTAGCGCCTGCATAACCTACCAAGTGAGTAATCTTACCAACTGCGGCTTGAAATTCGTTTCTAAGCTTGATATTGTCAGTTGCATCATCAAATGCTTGACTAAAAGTGAACTCTTGAACGCCTAGGTCATTAGCTTTATCAGTTAAGCCTTTAATATTCATGTTTGGATCTGAATTGTGTTGACCATTAAAGATAAGTTTATCTTCATATTCTGCCAAACCACGGGCTACCAATTGAGCTTGATCAGCCAATAAGTTAACGCCAACTTTTTGAGCAGTTTTTAATTCAAAGTATGAATATTCTGCCGCTAAGGCGAACATAGTAACTGGTACTTGTGTTTCGCGGAATGTTTCATCTACTACTGGAATATCAGTCGCACGGTCGTTATATGCTGCCGCCTTTGCGGTACCAGTCTTTACACGGTAACGGTAGCTGTCGTTTTCCGCACCAATATTGATAGTGCTAAATAAAGATCTTGCTAAAAGAGGGGCAACTTTTGGGCTGTATACCGTATTATCGATATAAGTAAGTTGTTCTCTGGTAGCAATTGCATTAATTGCCATTGAATCTTGTCCTTTCTAAATTTTGGGTAGAAAAAAAGCGCCCTTTTTCAGGACGCTTAAATATTTTTGTCAGTTTTATTTACCGGTTGATGTTGAACCAGAGTTATTCTTGGTGTCAGTTGATAGCGTTGCTACTGGCTGTGAACCAGTAGCAAAGTTATCAGCATTGCCAGAAGCTAATTGAATTCTAGTTTGCAATCTTGCTGTATTACCCTTATCGCCATTACCAACGAATACGCCAACAACAGTATCGCCAGCAGTTGCCGGCTTAAAGCCACCATTTGCATCAACAGCTGCATTTTCGCCAGCGTTTACATCGGCAGTAATTGGGACGGCAACGATACCATCACGTAAAACAGTAATAGTTTCACCGGTAGTAAATTTGTCGTTTTTAATATCTGAGTCATAGAAATGGTCAGTATTAGCCCAATTACGTCTCAATGCGATACCAAAAATAGGGCCCTTAGTAGCTGGGATCACTTTACCGTTTTGAATGATGACACCATAACCAAAACCGACATCTGCACCAGTTTGTTCAGTCAATGCGGTGTAATCTTCAATGCTGGCAATCATACCAGCACCAAGTTCATCTTCCATGTACATTTTTCCGTCTGGAATCATTAATTTTCACCTCTTTCTGCATTGCGCTTGTTGTTTTCGTAGTACAAATTACTTAAAGCATTGCGTGGGTTATCTAAGTTGTCCTTTTTTTCAACGCCTGGATAGCCCACAACACCAGAAGGCTTTGAATTAGCAACGATTGAATCGAAATATGCATCAATGTAATCATCTGACTTATCATCTAAGTTAATTGAGTCATTAACTGATTTAATTGCTTCGACCTTCATTTCTTTTGGAGATTTGCCGCTAAATTCAAAGGAATCACCTACAAAAGGCTTAACTTCATTGATTAAGTCCATGCGTTTGGTGATTTCCTCGTCGAGTGCATCCCCTTCGTACTTCTTCTTTGCGTCTGCCAATTCCTTTTCAAGAGAATCATTCTTAGCTTTGGCTTCGTCTAACGCTTTTTTATTGGCATCAGCACCGCCTTTTAGCTTGTCACGTTCTGCTTCAAGCTCCTTAATTTGTGCGTTAAGCTTGGCAATCTTTGAATTATTTTCTTTATTAGCTGCATCAAGCTTTAAAATTGTGTCTGCGTCGTTGGTGGCAACTGTTACGTCTGCACCATCTAAACGGATCTTTGTTGTTTCCATTGATGTTCCTTTCTCTTGTGAGTTATCTATAACCATTTCTGCGCTGTCCCCTGTGAGCCGTACTGAGTGACCAGCACGCCCACGTTTCACTCCGGCAACGTGCTTGATTTGAATGTTTTTTTGTGCCGAATCGTAAGCCATACCCTTGAACTCGCCCTTAACCGGCACCACATCGGTTTGAAAACCGATTGAAAGTTCCTGCTTGCCGCCTTGAATTTCTTTGATTAATGCACTATCTGTGATGGTCATGTCAACTTTTAACTTGTCACCATCAACATGGGCATTATTGGCGGTAAATCCCTTCATATAACGACCTGTATTGGTCGTGTTCACTGATTCTGGTGGGTGATCATCCGTAACTGGCTTCGAATTGGCGCTCTCAACAACGGAATCATTCAGCAGATCATCTGGAAGTTTGGCTTCCATTGTGAACTTGCCACTCTTGTCGACATATGGGAAAACGCCCACACGGGCAATCGGTACGTCTTTCACATGCAAGAAACCGGTTTGTGAGTCAACAGAAAATTTGTTGATTGTCGCTGTATCGTACCGTGTCAGCATGATTACTTACCTGTTGGCACGAATACTGGTTTCTTAGGGATGTACAACGTTTGCTTTGGCTTAACTCGCATGGTGTCTTTTGGTACGTGGTTGAAATAGCGTAATTGTTGCAATGCAATCTTGTACTTTTGAGCAACATCGAATAGCGTTTCTCCATCTTGCACGGTGTACTGTTCGCAACCTGTATAATCGAACATCCCTTTGGGGTCTTTTACTTCTGCCATTGGCTTCACCTCCTTTGCTACTGGTGTTGGTTTGACAACTTCAATTGGCTTTTCTACCTTTGGAGCCACGTCCACGGTCTTGGTAAATGGTTCTGGCTTCAAAGTGTCAATTACTTGCTTAGTTTCTTCATTGGTTAAATTGGTTAAAACTGGTTTAATTTCGTTTGAATCTGCCATAAAATCCTCCTAAAATTTCACAAAGTAAGAATATTGATTTGACAGGCTTAAATGAGATTCGCCCACGGGCAAAATACTCGATTTTTTCACAAAGTTTGCTAATTTTGGGCATAAAAAAAGCGCTCCCTCGCATTGAGGAAGCGTTTGTGTTTCATTTAATTTTTAGTCAATCGGGTCAGCGTAACACCTGCACCTTATCGGCTCACCAGGTAACTGCCCATTATCCCCGCCATTAGGGTCATCATACTTGAATTCTTTGCCGTCTAATTCCCTGTGCTTTGGTCTTACTCGGTTATCCTCCATTGAACGCCAGATATAGCGCGTTGAGCCTGCCTGTTTATTCCGGTAAGCGTCAATCTGGGCTAGTATCTTGCCTGTTTGATCGGTTGCTATTAAGTCAGCATGTTTTAAAGTCATCCCTGTACGGTCTCTAATCGCATGTGTAATATCAGTAAGACCACCGCCAGCGTTGATATTGCGATAGATGTCGCCTTTTAGCTGATCGATGTATCGTCCTTGCATTGTCTTGATCAATTGGGTGTTTTCTAAGATCTTACTCCATGTATACTCACGCAATTTTGCATTATCTCTTAGCGGATTTAGTGCATATGGTCCCATCTTAGCCTGAATTGCTACTTGATGTGTACGCGTTTTATTAGCGCTAAACTGGCTTACTGCATAGACAAAACGCATTGTCATATCATGCAAAATTTGATCTGTGACCGTACTTTCCATGCTGACCGACATCAAATTTAAGGTTTGCTGTACATAATTTGTCCAGTCTGGATTATATGAATTATCCGCATCTGAGAGCATTTTAGTGCCGTTAATAAGATAACGCCTTAATTGATTATTAACCGCTCTGAGGGCTATTTTTTGCCATTCTCGAATGAGTTTGGACATATTTTGATAATATGACCGTTCAATTTTCAATGGATAGCCATTTCTTCGTCTAGCCATCGGGATGCGCCTTTTCTAAGTCCTTATAATACTGATCTATTTGATCTTGTGTGTACCGCGATTCTATATCATCAGCACTATCATTGGTCGTATTCTGGAACCCTTGAAGCTGTGAATTACCTTCACCGTCGAGCTTTTGACGCATTTCATCCGGTCCATAAATGCCAGAGTTAACACCAAGTGCGGCGGTTTGCATCCCTAGATATTCGGCTTCTTTTTGTGTCTTAGCATCTGGCGTCCATAGTGGATTAAACTCGATTTTCCAATTAATAGAGTCTGGATCAACTGCACCACCTGCTATATCTTGTGACTGCATTACGATCCTTACAATGCCCTCAATTTCAGGCTTTAACATTTGTTCCTGTAATGCCCGTACTCTGTCGTAATAATTTAAGACATCTTGAGTGGCACCTGCTAGCGTTCCAGCTTGCTCACCAGTCAAAACAGACTTCGGAATATTACATGCAGCTGCTAAATCTTGCCAGGCAAAATCTAATAGCGTGTTAATTCCATTGGTTGGCGTTGAAAGCTTAACAATATCGTCTGAACTGCCAATAAATGCAGTAGCTTCCGTATTAAGAGATTGACTCATTGCATCCCGATCACGCTTAAATTTAGCGTCAGTTTCTGACATCATCGCATCGGACTTAACAATTTTGAAAGTGAATTCTCTCAACATCTTGCCAACTGTGGTAATAGCGATATTCATAGCCTTTAACTGGTTATCACACCGCGTAATAATTGAAGTACCGTGCATATCACCATCCATTTTATCGAGCGAGATGTGCCAGTAGCGGCTACGGTCGATTACTACGGATTTGGTTGGCTTAGAAATTGGTATCTGCTGACCATCTCGGTCAACTGTGTACCCCGGTTGTTGTGGCTGAATTACAATGGCTTGTTCTTTGCCATAATCCACGCTTGTTGGATCGTCGTTAGATTGATATGCCTTAATGTGGTTTTGTCCGAATGCGTGGACAAATGCCACATCTAAGACGTTTTCGGGATCAATTGGTGTATCTGCACTAGTGGGATGCAATTCTTTAATGCCAATCGTTAAATAGCCATCTCCGTGACCAAAATAATACCGAACTTGTTGCGTCAACTCTTTTTGCAATCTCAAATTATCTAGCTTGATCTGTATTCGCTCCTGCAAATTCGGATTATCAGGAATCATCACCCTAAATCCATTTCGTGTTGCATCTTCTGCCATCTGCGAAACTATTTTGCGTGCAATCGGGTCTAATTTAGTGCGATTGTCTAGCTCGTTATAATACTCAACATCATTTTGAAGCTGCCAACCCAATTCGCTATATTTTTTGCGGGGATCTAAGTCTAATTCATCATTTCGCACCACAGTCGGTGTTTTGTAATGCTTAATTTTCTTTTTAGACATATATTCTCCTTCCTAGAATCGAATAGCCGGACCGCTAAACTTCGTGTTAAGTCGTCTTAATGCGTACACCATCGAGTCCACATTGTCATCGTGCGGCATGTTTGGGAAGCCTAGAATTTCAGTAATCCAGTCTTTAACTTCTGGGTGCCATGCTGGGTGTGGTATATAGACCTGTCCAGCTTCCCACATTGGAGACACTGATGCCGCACGTGCTTCCTTGCTGTCTGCACCTGGTGAAACTGGCATAATTCCTGGAATCTCACGTCTAAGCGTGTCAATGATTGCCGGACCGTTTGCCTTGTCCTCCACTAGCTTTACAGTAGCGTCAGGATACATGCGGGACATAGCTCTAATAGCGTCTAGCGTCTCAGTAAAGCTTAAACGCTTGTGGCACCAATTAGGACGCAAGTAGCAATTAGCATCACGACGTGACCAAACTTGACCAGCCACAAAGTCGTCATTAGCTTTACTTTTGAAAGTTGCATCCCATGCTTGAACGGTCTGATCTAGGTGACGTGGCAGAATTGCAGCATCTTTGTCGGTTAATCCTAGCCTTGCCTGCGTCTCTCTACTGTCCACGTAGTACTTAACCCATTCATCTTTGAAAATGTTACCGCCCTCGATAATTGGGCTTTGCTGGTACAGTGCGGTAAATTTGACCGTCCCCATATCATGTTTGTGGGTAAGCAATTCATCGAGTGTGTGCAACTGTGGGCACAGCGGTTCACCGTTGTGCCGCCCAATTGCGTCTGTTGTCCCTGCTGGGATATCCTCCGCAATCGCTGGCAACTTGATCTCTTCCCATGGGAGGGATGATTCAGA